TAATTTAAGGTTGAATGGATGAAAATTGTATCAGAACCTAAAACAAGCGGACGTCATACTTGCACAATTCATTGTCAAAATTGCAGTATTAGCCAACTATGCTTACCTTTTACTCTTAATGAAACGGAATTAACTCAACTAGATAATATTATTGAGCGTAAAAAACCGATTCAAAAATCGCAAGTTATTTTTAAGTTAGGTGATGAACTGCGTTCGCTTTATGCTATCCGTTCTGGAACATTAAAAGCCTATACCTTAAGTGAAAGTGGTGAAGAGCAAATTACCGGTTTCCATTTACCTGGCGATCTAATTGGCTTTGATGCAATTACCAATATGCAGCACGAAGGCTATGCTCAAGCACTCGAAACCTCAATGATTTGTGAGATTCCATTCGATATTTTAGATGATCTTGCCGGCAAAATGCCAAAAATTCGCCATCAAATTATGCGTTTGATGAGTAATGAAATTAAAAGCGATCAAGAAATGATTCTATTGCTCTCAAAAATGAATGCGGAAGAAAAACTAGCTGCATTTTTGTATAATCTTTCCCAACGTTACTCAGCCCGTGGTTTCTCTGCAAAAGAGTTCCGTCTAACTATGACCCGTGGAGATATCGGCAATTATCTTGGTTTAACCATTGAAACTATCAGCCGTTTATTAGGGCGTTTCCAAAAAAGCGGTATGATTTCAGTACAAGGAAAATATATTATTATTAACCGTATGGAAGAATTAGCCGAATTAGCCGGGGCAATCAAACCGCAGCAAAATATTATTGCTCAAACTACCGCTTAATTTATCTTACCAAATCCCTTTTTGAAACCTCGTTCAAAAAGGGATTTCTGATCCGATGAGCCGCTAACTCCATTTGCCCGTTTTTCCTATATCCGTTATAATCGACACAATTTTGCCCCAATCAATATAAAAGAGGAATTTTTATGGGTATCTTAACTGGTAAACGTATTTTAGTGACAGGTTTAGCAAGCAACCGTTCGATCGCTTACGGTATTGCAAACGCAATGAAGCAACAAGGTGCAGAACTTGCATTCACCTACTTAAACGATAAATTAAAACCACGAGTTGAAGAATTTGCCAAAGAATTTGGCTCAGACATTGTCCTTCCGTTAGATGTAGCAACCGATGAAAGCATTACTGAGTGCTTTACTGAATTAAGCAAACATTGGGAAAAATTTGACGGTTTTGTTCACGCTATCGCATTTGCACCGGGCGATCAATTAGACGGCGATTATGTAAATGCCGCAACCCGTGAAGGTTATCGTATTGCACACGACATCAGTGCCTATAGCTTTGTTGCAATGGCTCAAGCTGCTCGCCCCTTCTTAAATGAAAATGCCGCCCTTTTAACCTTAAGTTACTTAGGTGCAGAGCGTGCAATCCCCAACTACAATGTAATGTGCTTAGCCAAAGCCTCTTTAGAAGCTGCAACCCGTGTAATGGCAGCCGATTTAGGTAAAGAAGGTATTCGTGTAAATGCGATTTCAGCCGGCCCGATCCGTACATTAGCTGCTTCAGGCATTAAAAACTTCAAGAAAATGCTTTCTGCTTTCGAGAAAACCGCTGCTTTACGCCGCACCGTAACTATTGATGATGTAGGTAACTCTGCAGCTTTCTTATGCTCAGATTTAGCCTCTGGTGTAACAGGTGAAGTGTTACACGTTGATGCCGGCTTCAGCGTAATGGCAATGGGTGAATTAGGCGACGAAGAGTAATTCCTATAAAAATAACGGACTCAATTGAGTCCGTTATTTTTTTAATAAAATATTACTTACAATATACATTTGCAGTACGAGGTGTATAAATACCGATAGTCACAAGACCTAATAGAATGTCCCCACCTGAAAGTACTGTTTCAACCTGCTGCACTTTATCTTTGGAACCACAAACCTCTACAACATTCAATGTTTCTTCTTGCCCAATCCCACCTATAAAGAACGACTGAGTTACACTCTTAGTTGGTTTAATATTATCAGTAACTTTGCCGCCAATATGGGCAGTTTGTGTTGTACATGCTGTAGTCAGCAGGGCTGTTAATACAGACATAGCAAGCAATTTTTTCATTTTCAACTCCTTAAATTACTAGGATTAGTTACAATATACACGGATTTGGCGAGGTGAATAGATACCATAAGTAATTGTACCTAACAAGCCATTAAAGAAAGTAGTTTCAGTTTCTACCTTACCTACCTTATCTGCACCATTACAAATTTTTGCTGCATCTATCTCTTGTTTTTGAGCAAGCCCTGAAACAAAGAAGTGTTGAACACGATCATATTGAGCTTCCTTAGCAGGAGATAGTTCAAGTGTTTGAGTAGAACAGGCTGCTAAAGAAAATACTGTTGCAATTGCAAGTAATTTTTTCATTGAAAAGTCTCCATTATTTTTAAATGGATTATATTCTACCAACCTTTATAAGTTATAGCAACAGCATTTATTTGCTGAACTTGGTTCAAATCCGTTATAATGCCATTGTTTTTTTCGGTGCAACGATAGCACCTTTTTTTATTTTTAAAATGAGAAATTATGTTTCAAAACAATCCCCTTTTAGCCCAACTCAAACAACAAATTGAAGCAAGCAAAGAATATGTCGCAGGCGTTGTCAAAGCCTCAGACAAAGCATTCGGTTTTTTAGAATGCGATAAAAAAAGCTATTTTATTCCACCTGCGGAAATGAAAAAAGTAATGCACGGTGATTCAGTGAAAGCCGTAGTCAAACGTGATGGCGACAAAGAACAGGTAGAAATTGATTCACTACTTGAGCCAATGCTGGATAGATTTATTGCCCAAGTTCGCTTGAATAAAGAGGGCAAATTGCAACTTGCGGTTGATCACCCAAGCATTAAGCAAACTATCCCGGCAAATACCCATAAAAAAGCCACTGAAAAATTAGAAAATGGCGACTGGGTGGTTGCACAATTAAAAACGCACCCATTGCGTGACGACCGTTTTTTCTTTGCTCAAGTTACCCAATTTATCTGTAAAGAATCTGATAATTTTGCCCCTTGGTGGGTCACACTTGCCCGCCACGAACAGCCTCGTGAACCGGTCGCAAATGAAAAAAACTATGAATTACACGATGAATTAGCTCGTGAAGATTTATCTCATCTTTACTTTACCACTATTGACAGCCCAAGCACGCAAGATATGGACGATGCTCTGTTCATCGAACCAATTAAGCAAAATGGCAAGCGAACCGGCTGGCGTTTAGTGGTAGCGATTGCTGACCCAACCGCTTATATCCCAGAAAATTCCCATATTGAAAAAGCCGCTCGCCAGCGTTGTTTCACCAACTATTTGCCGGGCTTTAACATTCCAATGTTACCTCGAGAACTCTCAGACGATCTCTGTTCGCTTGTCCCGAATGAAAAACGCCCTGCCCTCGTTGGCTTTATTGAAACCGATTTAAACGGCAATCTCATTAAAGAGACAACCTTTACCTCTGCTTGGGTCGAATCAAAAGATCGCTTGGCTTACGACGATGTTTCCGATTATCTCGAAGGCGTGGAAAATGCGTGGCAACCTCAGTCTGAAGAAACAAAACAACAAATTGAGTGGCTACATCAATTTACTCAAGCCCGCATTCAATGGCGTGCCGAGAATGCGTTGCTATTCAAAGAACAAGGCGATTATACCTTTGAGTTAAATGAAGATGGCTCGGTAAAAGATATTCACGTTGAATATCGCCGTATTGCGAATCAAATGATCGAAGAATCAATGATTCTTGCCAATATTTGTTGTGCAAAATTCTTAAGCCAACATGCCAAAACCGGTGTATTTAATACCCATTCAGGTTTTGATCCGAAAAATTATGAATTGGTAAAATCATTTTTACTCCAAACTTTAGCCAGCGATGAAAATCGTGATGAGCTTGCCGAACGCTACTCCGCCGAGCGTTTAGCAACCTTAGAAGGCTATTGCCAAATGCAACGTGATATTCAAGACTACCCAGAGAAATTCTTAGAGTTGCGTTTACGACGTTATTTAACCTTCGCTGAATTTAAAGCCGAAGTTGCCCCGCATTTCGGACTAGGCATTACCGATTACGCCACTTGGACATCACCCATCCGTAAATATGGCGATATGGTAAACCACCGTTTAATCAAGCAAGTGTTACTTGGCAAACAAAGCCAAGCGGTGGAAGAATCAGTTTTAAGCCGTTTACAAGAAGCTCGCCGTCAAAACCGTTTAGTAGAACGTGATATTGCTGACTGGCTTTATGCTCGTTACCTTGCCCCAATGGTGGAACAAGCGGTCGAATTTGAGTGCGAAATTGCAGATGTTTCCCGTGGTGGCTTGCGTGCGAAAGTCATAAAAAACGGTGCTCAAATTTTTGTGCCATTCTCCAGCTTGCACGACAACAAAGAGGAAATGGAATACCGCCAAGAAGAACTTGCACTTTATATTAAAGGTGAAAAAGCCTATCAGATCGGGCAAGCGGTGAAAGTGAAACTCACCGAAGTACGCTTAGAAACCCGCTCAATCGTAGGAAATATCATTTAAATTTCAAGCGGTTATATTTTGATGAGATTTTGCAAATTTTCTCTAAAATATAACCGCTTGTTTATAACTTTAGGGGAACAAAGGAGAAACAATGGCAACTTATATTGTAGGCGACCTACACGGTTGCTTTAACGAATTTCAGCTTTTATTAGAAAAAGTCAATTATAACCCCAAGCAAGACGAACTCTTTTTAACAGGGGATTTAGTCGCCCGTGGTGAGGACTCTTTAGCCTGTTTACGTTTTGTGAAAGACTCTGCAAACAATGCCAAAACCGTGCTAGGCAACCACGATTTGCACTTGCTTGGCATCAAACGGGTAAAACCAAATGATAAGATTGATGCTATTTTTGAGGCTAAAGATCGGCTCGATTTGCAAAATTGGCTCAGAAATCAACCGCTTGTAATTCATCACCCCAAACATCAATTTTTGCTGACTCACGCAGGAATCAGCCCTGAGTGGGATTTAGCAACTACCCTAGCTTGTGCCAAAGAGGCAGAAAAGGTGCTACAAAGTGACAATTATGCGGACTACATCGCCCAAATGTATGAGAATAAGCCCGAACGCTGGAGTGAAGATTTGCAAGGTGTTGAACGTTGGCGTTATATCATCAATGTGTTTACCCGTATGCGGTTTTGCTACACCGACAAGCGGTTAGATTTTGACTGTAAATTACCGCTTGAACAAGCCCCTCAAGAACTGCTGGCTTGGTTTGACTTAGATAATCCGTTATTTACACAGAAAAACATTATCTTTGGTCACTGGGCAAGCCTAATGGGCAAATGCACTCGTCCAAACATCTATGCACTTGATACCGGCTGTGCTTGGGGAAGCCATTTAACCATGCTCCGTTGGGAAGATAAACAAATTTTTACCCAAAAGCGTCTAAAATAAAAGCATTCGACCAAAAGCATATTGCACTAAGTTCCTTTTTCCAATAGAATGCACACCGTTAATGCGACTATAGCTCAGTTGGTTAGAGCACCACCTTGACATGGTGGGGGTCACTGGTTCGAGTCCAGCTAGTCGCACCATTATTTTTAAGCCTGAATATCCCCATTCAGGCTTAACCCCAAAAATACCCCTTATAAATCAATAGCTTATTGATTTAAAACACTTCCCCAAGTGTAGCATAACATCAATAAAAACATCATTTTTGATATGAAAACTTGATATTTATTGATCGTTTATGATCTCTATTAACATTCCTTTGCACACATTTGCACACTTAAACTGCACACATACACAAAGGAATAAAAAAATGGCTACTATTATTAAGAACGGCAACAAATACCGAGCACAAGTCCGCAAAAAAGGCATTTATAAAACTGCCACTTTCAGCACCAAAACAGAGGCAAACCGCTGGGCTTACGCTTTAGAGGCTCAAATTGATGCCGGAGAATATAACACCACCCCGAACATTCTTTTTGCCGAATTAATCGACAAATACCTCAAAGAGGTCACTCCGACCAAACGTGGCAAAAGGGAAGAACGCTATCGCCTGCTAAGAATTGCCGGCAGCAACTTGGGAAATATACCATTACCGGCACTCACCAAAGAGCATTTACGCCAATGGCAAAACCAACGCTTGCAAGAAGTGCAGCCGGTTTCCGTCTCAAGAGAAAGAGCCACTTTATCGGCACTCTTTACAAAAGCAATGGAATGGGATTATCTCAAAGAAAATCCTCTAAAAACGCTGGAAAAAATCAAAACGCCACCAGCAAGAACTCGCCGATATAGCGATGAGGAGATAGACAAACTGATTTTTGTCTCCGGCTACAGCCCTAACCAGCCACCGCTATTAATGCAACAAAGAGCCGGAGCAGCACTATTATTTGCGATTGAGACTGCAATGCGAGCGGGTGAAATTGCTGGTTTAAAATGGGAACATATAAACCTGCAGGCACGCACCGCATTTTTGCCACAAACCAAAAACGGTTATTCACGCACCGTGCCACTCTCAACCAAAGCAATAGCAATTTTAAATCAGTTGGCACAACTTGAACCGAACAAGCAAAACAGTGTTTTCCAGCTCACCAGTCGCAGCCTTGATTCGAATTTTCGCAAGCTGAAACAAAAAGCCAATCTACACAATGCCGATCTGCATTTTCACGACACACGGCGAGAGGCACTCACACGTTTGTCTAAATATCTGACGGTAATGGAGCTTGCCAAAGTATCGGGGCATCGAGATTTAAGTATTTTGCAAAATACCTACTATAACCCGGATATTTCAGAACTTGTGAGCAAACTGCAATAAAAACAAAAGCCGATAAACGAAAATTTATCGGCTTTTTTGTATTTATTACTTGCAATGTAGGATACCCTACATTATAATAACCTCACTTTCAAGAGACAGCTTGAAAGTGAGCGTAAGGCTTAAACCTTACGAAATGAAGAAGGATAGCACAATGTTTAAATACATTATCCTAGTTGTCTTCTTATTAGTCCTTAGCTCCCCAGCTTACTAATCTGAAGCAACTCGCTGGGGGTGAAAGCTCCCAGCTCTTCAACAAAATTTATAATAGGGATAAATTATGGCAATGTCAAGAAATGAAATCCAAGCTAAAAGCGAGGCAAAACGAGGAATAAAGCAAAAATCCTTTAAACTACCGCTTGAGGTGATCGCAGAAATCGAAGTACTTAGCCAAAAACTCAACATTCCACAAAACCAGCTGATTATTCAAGCTATTCAACAATTCAAGCAAAACAACCCATAAAACAAAAGCCGATAAATAATGAAATTTATCGGCTTTTGTATTTTGAAATACTTTACAAATAATCGTTATTATCCATCTTTACAAATGCCAGCCAATGCGTTTTGTTATGTTTACCGCTTTTATGCCCATAGATAGGTTGGTATTCGATAACATTTAAAATTTTCGATACAGGGATTCCCGATTGTCAGCAAACAATACCGAGGGGTTGTGCTTATTAAAGTGAAACATTCGGCTACCGCAACAAGCATCTAAAATTATCTTTTTTATCATCACTTCACCTTCCACATCAAACAAAATTTCACCACTTCACCGGATACCCACTTCTTCGCCCCCCTGCCCTTGCCTCGTAAGCCGTCAAGGGCAATCGGTTTCGGAAAATGTGGACTAGATACAACACTTCGGCTGGTGTGTTCTTTAGTGTAGCCGAAATATGCTGCTACATCGCCCAAATCCCACAATTCACGGCTATGCTCATTCACCCCTTTGGTTTTTAATAACCGCTCAACCTCACAAAGTTTTGCAAAAACTTGCTCATTACTGACCGCTTGTAATTGTTCCATTTTTACCACCTAAATCATCAATCCAAACATCTACAGGCATTTCTTTTTGTTCTAACACTGGCTTAACTTTCACATCAATTTCCAAATCATACTGACTAAACCCCCGTAACCCACTTTCCTCAAATTTAAAAAGATTAAAAATATGATAAGCAACCACATCCTGCACAAGCTCAATATCTTCTTTTTTCCGCTGTGGATGCTCAACTCTGACTCGTATAAATTTACTCCCCATTTTATTTTTCATTTAATTTCCCTCCCAGCACCGCATAACCCGCAATATCTCGCCAGTTATCTTCATAGTCCGGATTACAACCTGCAAAAATGCGAGCCAGTTTCAAGCAGATCATCTCGCCTGCCTCTTTTTGATGTGGTTTAAGTTGAGTATTGGTATCCAGCAACACTGCTTTTAACTGCTGGCTCATTGTGGCAACATCATCAAAGTTGCCGTAATTTTTGCCACGTTCTCCGATTATTTGTTCTATGTTTACATTTTTCACTTCAAATTTTCCTGTAGGTCTTATATGTAAATTTGCACTAAATGGCATTTGTTTTTCCCATTCTCTCATTATTCACCCCCTAAAACGGAATATCATCATCAAACTGCGGAATATCTTTCTGCTCGTCCGCAGTCATCACGTCTTGATTTTTCTGCTTTGGTTGCGGTTTATTTTCTGCCTTATTTGGCGTATTTGGCGTATTTTTCTCACCACTACTGAGCATTTGCATCTGCTCGGCAATAATCTCTGTAATACTCCGCTCAACACCGTTGCTATCCGTCCATTTTCGGGTTTTAATTTTCCCGATAATTGATACCAAATGCCCTTTTTTTACATACAATTCGGCGATTTCAGCTAATCGGCGATAAAGCACCACCCTATGCCATTCGGTGCTTTCTTTCTTCACACCTGTTTGCTTATCTGTCCACTTTTCAGAGGTCGCTACCGATAAAGCCGCAGCTTTCTCACCATTTTGCATTGTTCTAATATCAGGGTCTTGCCCCAAACGTCCGACTAATGTGACTAAGTTCATTATTTCGCCTCCAATAATCCTAACTTCATTTCAATTTCGTCTAAAGTTTCCAAGACATATACATAGTTATCCCTTGCTCTACAATAATTCTTCTTTACATCAAAAAGATAGTTCTCAAAATATTTACGTCCTTCTTCATTTAAAATCAGAACCGAACCATTCCAATCTTCAAATCCATAATCATCAGCTGGTATCTCTCCCTCTCGAAATCCTTCAATAAACTTAGTTTGAATAATCTCATCATAACGAAACGCTCTGCAACGCACCGGTTCTCCATATTCATCTTTCTCAATGAAATAATTAATCAAATTTAAACGAATAAATTTAACCATTTTCTTAATATCCTAATTCAAAAAACTCTCATAATTATCAACAATATGCTCAATTAAACGCCCACGGCTATAACTCACAAACATTGTTTTTTGCGAATTTCCCCAAATTTTTAACCGCTTGCCGTTTAGTAAATCGTCTATTTGATGTTCAGTAACCCGTCCTCGCATTGTAATCAGTTCATTTCTTAGGCAATTTCGAGCCTCTTCACTAATCTGATTATTTTTTGACCCCGTACAGTTACTGACACAAGTCCAAGGGGGAGCAAGCTCCCCTAATAAAGCGATAGCCTCTTCGTTAAACCCTAACTTCTCGTAGTATTTACGTTTAACCTCCGCTCGTTCCGTTTCGGTTGCATTTTCTAATTTTTTCTGTAATTGTTGCTCCTCCCAGTTTTTAGGTTTAAGTTGAATGCTCCACTCTTTCGGGCGTGTATTAATCTGCACACCGTTTTTAATGTTAATAATGCCGCTCACTTTTAATGATGGCTCTTGATACATCGTATATAACGCCTCACCGGTTTCGCTTTTGCGTTCGGTATAAGTAATACGTGCAACTAAATCGGCACGTTTAACCAACGCACCGCCTAATTCTTCGGTGAAAACGTCCCACTCACCGCTATCTGCAATCACACGGAGTTTCTCTAAAGTTTCATCTTCTTGCTCTACACTCCCCAAACGGCGTAACTCACGCCATAAGCTGATCGGAATATTACCTAACTGCTGGAACTGTCGAATACACCAAACGCTAGACCACGCTCCTACACGAGCGGCATTCTCTTTCGCCTGAATATTTGCCTCGTCTGAAAGCTCGCCGTCCATTCCAAAACCGTCAATGTTTTTAGAAACATATTTCACTAAATAGCCCGTTGCCGAGCCTTTCTCTTTCTCAATACGCTTGAATTTGCAACGGTATTTTTTCGCACCGGCTTCTGTGCCATCGACCTCTAAGGCATAACTCAAGAACACGCGGCGAAGCTTTTCCATATCTTCCGGACGAGTGAATAGAATTAAATGCCAGTGTGGGGTAGCGTCAGCGTGAGGTTCAGCCACTCGAAAACCGTAAGCCATTACGCCCTCACGGTTGAGTTTGGCACGGATTTTCGCCCAAGTATTCACAAGGTAAACCTGTGTTTCCGCAGGGCTTGCTCCATTCCATTTCGGGTTCACGCTACTGGTTCTTGAAAGCATTGCGTGATACTTAGACGGAGCAGTCAAGGTAATAAACCACCCCTCGTGCCCTTGCTTATCTGCATAACGCTCAAATCCATTCATACGAGTGAGTAATTCAAGGCGTTTAATTTTCGGGTTAGAGGCAGACTTCAACCACGTTTCAAATAATGAAAGTTGCTCTTCCGGCTCGGCGATATTGGCAATGATCATTGATTTCAAATAATCAATATTCGCCTTGCGTTGAGCCTCAAACGCTTTCAAGCGAGCATTTGAACAGTAAGGCGAAAGCATATTCACCATACCGCACGCAATAGCTAAATGCTCTTTCATCTGTTCGGCAATTTTAGATAACTTTCTAGTCCACCATTTTTCACAGGTCATTTTTAAAAAGCCTGTGGTAATTTCCTCTTCAGTTAATCTACCCTTTCTCGCTTTTTTCTGATAAGGCGAATCAATCTTGAGCTTATTTACCTCTCCCATCATTGCCCGATAGCATTCAAGCAACACACTATAGGCTGTGTCGCCATCTGTCGCTTTGTGCATATTCTGCTCGATGTTATCTTGCTGAATTTGGCGAACACGATAAGCAATACCTAAGGCAAGCTGTTTGATTTGCTCTTCGGTTTGGTAAGCAAGCGGGCGAATGCCGTGAGCTTTTAAATAGCGAGAGCTATTCTCTAAACGGCAAAGGTGCATAGGCAGTTGAATACCTTTCACTTCGGCATCTTGTTTAATTTTTTGTACCGCTTGTTGCGTATCAACACCGGCACCGAAATAAACATTACTATCTAATTCAGCTAAAAAATCTAAATCTTGATGGGATTGCTTCAGAAAATCGAATACATCGCAATACTGGCTAATAACTGCCTCAATGCGTGGCATTTTGCGTGCCATTTCCGCTTTGAACCAGTCTGCTGTGTCGTATTGGCTTTGGTAATGTAGCTTTTGCTTATACTGTCTGCCGAAATGCTCTGCTAAGGCACGAGGCAAACGCTCAAAATAAGATTGGCGTAACGGTTCGTGAATAGGGTCTTTCGAGAATAATTCTTGCTGGACCATTGAAGTGTAAGGCTGTTTGAACGCTTGATATAAACGATCAGAATGAAGCTCTAATGCACAAGCAGAAGCACCGGCAACAGGTGGGAGTGAAACACCTATTGCGAAAGCCTCTGTAGCAGATAGAATCTCATTCTGATAATTCATTTAATGAAAGTTCCGTTATAAGTTAAACAAAATGCTTGCTCTAACAAGCGGATATTCTCAACATCTTGAGGGCTTAACGGCTCTTTAATATTACCGCTCCACCCTAATTCATTTTTCAGTAGCCATAACAACAAAACATCACTTTCTATATGGCTCTCTACGTTCTTATTGGGGTGTGTTGGGTCTTTATATAAAACTACCCTCTCACCATTACAAAATAAGGCATACCGCCGTTTTAGCTCATATCGCTCAATCCGGTAAGTGTTACCTCTCGGGGCTTGCCAGTTTGGGTGAATATGTGTGTAAGCGGATTTAGTAATCTGGCTCATCTCACCGTTACCGTAAATTTAATATCTGTTTTAGCTCCTGCTTCTTGGTTGATGATATGGTTATACAACTCATCAAACGGTTTATCTTCGGCACGAATAAACATATAAGCGATGATTTCGCTTAAATTGGTGGTATCACGCAATAGCTCTTCGCCTTGATACAACTGATAACACGGCTTGCCGTCTGCATCTAAAATATCTTTCTTGATTTTGTAATCGTTCACAGTAATTAATGACATTTTTCTACCCTCTACTCATTCACTAAACATTCGTTTTGATAACGCTGAAAAAACACTTGATACCGGCGATAAGCATAGCGATTACCGGTTTTGCACCACAGTTTGTGAAAAAACTCACACAATTCACGGTTACGGCTCATATTTACTCCTTCTAATCCGGTGCGTTAATATGTTTTTCACGCAGTTTTGATTCTCTTTTCATTACTCGCTGAAAATCTGCTATCTGCTCTAACCACAAGCTAAAACTATGTAAAAGGCGTTTTTCTTGTGGGGAATACGCTCCCCAAGGTTTCGGCTCGGGGTTATCCTGCAAGAATGCGACTCGTAGTAAGAAACGTTTAAAATCGTCGTTTTCCTTCCCCCAAATCTCGCCTAAGTGATTGCAAGTAAATTGCTTGTGATTAGTGTTAATGCGTATCTTTTGATACGTTGCCACGAAATCCATATCTACCTCTTACTAAGGATTACCCTTGCTACCCAACACCTTTTTAAACATTGCAAACAAACCTTGCTTTTGGGTCTGTTTGACTTTTTCCAGCTTAATCACACGGGCTTTCAGCTTTTCATTTTGGCGAATTAACCGATTCACTTTTAACTCCAACGCTTGCAGTAAATCGCCAATCTGCTCACTATTCAGCTTTGCCAGCTCTACTTCATCAGCTAACCGGCTTTCTAAATTCGCCACCCGCTTTTCTTGCAAAAACAGATTAAGGCGACGTTTATTCATCTTCTTAAGGCGGTTAAGTCTGTTCCAACGTGATTTGTGTCGGTAATATAATTGCTTACTCATTGTTCAAATTCCTGAATTTAGGGTGCAAAAATCTCGCCCTATGCAAATAAGGCTTATTTTGACGATTGTTTAAAAATTGGGATTAGTCTTGCTTAGGTTGGTCTGCCACAACGCCATCGAACAAATCCGGCGTGTTCAAATCGGCTTCCATCAAGCATTTATTAATACGCATTGCTTCCGGTCGCTCTTTATAAATCGGTGTGCGAACACGGATAATTTGACTTTGCACAAGTTGCTCTGTGCCGCAGTTATTACAATAAGTAACAGCCTGAATAGTCAGCAAACCGATTTTTTCAGATGTACGAACCCGTAAATTTTTACTTTTGCAATTTGTACAGGTGTGGTCTAAATTCATTATTTCCCCTACGCCTTCCCCAAGGCTCTATTAACATTCTTTACGTTGATTTCGGCTTATCTATCCCCATAGACAAGCAGTCGAATTTTGGTTATGTTTTAGATATTGTTTAACCCTCCAAAAGGAAATTTTATGAATACTGAAGATCAAATTATTGAACTGACTGTTGAAGTTGAAAACTTACGCCATCAACTAAACGCCAAAAACATTATTCTTGATGATTTAAAAGGTCGCTTAACAGACTACCAACGCAAACGACTGGACCGGCTTTTCGAACGTTCACGCCGACAGTATTTAAATGACCTTGACCTTGAAGAAGAGCAAGCTGAAGCTCTTGAAGCAATTTGCAACGAGCTTGAGTCGTTTCTGGCGAACTAATACCAAAATCCAACAAGGTCAAATCTAAACGCCATTTACCGTCTTGATTACGTCTTACAGTAAATTTCCCACTCGCTAGCCCTGCCTGTTCAGGGCTTTTATTTTGCTGTTGCATTTCCCAACTCCTCACAAATTTCACGAATTGTTACCTGCCCGTTTGTGGCAGCTTCGATTTTTAGTAGATATTCAGCGGAAATTCCGCCTCCGTTTAGCCATTTCAAGACCGTAGGCTGACTAACTCCACAAGCTTCAGCTAATTTTGTTTGTGTTCCTACAAGTTCAATAGCTTTCTGAATTTTCTTATTAGTCATAAATATAACTCTGGTTATTGAATGGTTATAATAATATAACCAAAGAAATAAAAAATCAATAACCAAATGAATTTTTATTTCTATACCTTTAGTTATATACTCATCAAAAATAAGGAGTTCCTAATGGATACTTTGGCAAGTCGTTTGAAAATCGTTTTAGACCAAAAAGGTTTAACACAGGAAAAATTTGCAGAACAAATAGGTGTTTCACAGCCATCTGTTTTTAAAATCCTGAATGGACAAACTCGAAATCCCACAAGGATTTATGAAATTGCAAACGTCCTAGATGTCGATGTAAATTGGCTCAAAACCGGCAAAGGCGAAGCACCAGATTTTGCGAAAATCGGAAAAAATCCGACCGCTTATGAAGAGGAAAGCTCAATGCTTCGACTTGAGGTGTTAGATGTATATGCCTCTGCCGGCAATGGTAGTTTTGTCACGGGAGACTTAACCGCTTACACGCACGCAGTAGAATTTGAAAATGCCTATTTTGCACAAGTCTTTCAACGTGCAAATGCCAAAGGCTTATCAATTATTAATGTAGATGGCGACTCAATGGAGCCAACTATCGGTAACGGTGATTTGCTGTTCGTAGATACCACTAAATCCGCTTATCAAGGCGATGGTGTCTATGTTTTCAGCTATGGCGAAAACTTATATGTAAAACGCTTGCAGTTCGCCGGTGATGAATTGTTAGTCATTTCCGACAATCCGCTTTATAAAGAGTGGAGAATCACATCAGAAAATGAGCATAAATTCCAAATTCACGGTAAAGTGGAATTTATGCAAGGGCATATTAGGAGGGTTTAGGTGATGGAACATCAAAATCTAACTCATCTTGTCTATATTACATCACATAAACAAATTGGAGTTTATTCGATTTCTAATTTGAATATTGATGACCTTTACTTCAAAGGTTACTGTATTCAGAAAAATAGAGTTATCACATTAAGAGCTGATCGCATTATTAAACAATTTGATGATTTAGCTCTTGCCGAAAATTATGCCAAAAATATTCCTCAAGATGTGTTTTATCTATTTGATTCTCTTCTGAACCAGCAACGAAAAGAAAAAATAACACCGATCTATAAAATCGGTTTGTGTTTTACTGGATTTAAGCAAGCTAGAAAAAATGAATTAATTCAACTAGCAGTAGATAATGATTTGAGAGTAGTACAAAACGTAACTGGTGCAGTTGATTTTTTAATTTTCGATAAAGAGTCGAAAACTGTTGGACCAGCAAAACTAGCAAAAGCTGAAAAGTTAGGAATTAAAATCATCGATGATGAAGAATTTTTATATATGTTAGAAACTGGCGTTGTGCCGGATTAGGTTTGACTTCTCAATAGATGTTTATACCAAAATCATCTAAACTAAAAACTAACAATTACATAGAAGAATTAAACATCAAATCAATAGGGGAAACCGATATGAAAAAAGCACTTACACTACTTGCACTATCACTATTTGCATTGCCTGTACAAGCCGATAGCCTCGAACTTGCTCGTAATAAAGTAAAGCAAATTTTTATCAGTGATGAAGAGCCAAAGGTAAAAGATGCGACTTGGACTGCACCATTTATCTTTAAGGTTGGAGTTTTTGATGACGGCACGAAAAGAGATGGCTACGCCGAATATGTTTGCCAAGTTTTATACGACCACG